TACTAATTGATGTTCTCTATCAGCCGCTTTGTTAGAATCTTCAAACTCTAAATTATCTTGATGAATTGCTTGCTGTTGCAACAATGTTGCTTTTTTAATATCTAATTCTTGTTGTGTAAATTGCGCATCAATTTCTTGTTTTTGAGCTTTAAGTTGTAATTCTTGTTGTTTAATTTGAATCTCAGCTTGAGCGAGCATTTCTTCTACACTTGGTCCTTTTTCTTCTTGCTCTTCTTGAGCAATTAAAGATTCCTCAAGCATTCTTCCAACTTTAAATGGTTTAGAAATAAAAAGCATAAACTGTTTAAATGCATCTGGAGTAATAATTCCAGCTTGAACCATCGGAAAAAAAGAATTAGAAAACTCACTAATTGAGCGAATATATTCGACTCTATCAGCCTTTTCTTGTTGCTGGTCAATTTTTATTGTTGAATCAGTTTCAACATCAATTGCAAAAGTTCTTAATTTATCATTTTTAATTAATTTTTCTAAATCTGATTTTTGCTGTGGTGTAATAGCATAACCTTTTAAATCTTCCAAAGGCTTTTTCATTGCCTTTTTGAACAGCTCTTTCGCTTGCTCGTTCATTTGTTCTAACTCAGCAACCTGTTTAGGATCATTAGGATCAGTTGTATTTTTAATTCTGTTTAATGAATCAGTTAATTCTAATTTTTCATTTTTTTCAATTGCCTCAATGTCAACAATTTTAAGTTGAGTCATTTTCGTTAATTCCTCAGTTGTGTAATTCTCAACTGTTAATTCACATAATAAGCGGATTAAGTCTCTTACCCAATATTCTAATTCTTTTTGTAAAGGTTGGATTCTGCTAATTGCAAAGTTTCCCTTCATTTGTTGAGCGGTGGCAGTTTCTGAAGCGGTAGTAACGCCTCGCACAATATCAGAAATTCCTGTAATATCTCTTATCGAAAATATAACACGGTCTTTTCTGTCGTTAAGTTGTGAAATTGTCGCAATGATTTCACCAAGTGGCTTAAACATTATTAAATCTTGAACTTTTTGATTCCCAGTTGAAAGCATAGGAGTAAAAGAGCCATCATCACCATTGAATAAACCTTCCATATCAGAAGCTTCAGCAATAGATGAATAAATTCCAGTTACCTTGCATTGCTCTACTAATGAACGAATGCGAGTGTCGATTATGTTAAGTTCTTCAGCTTGTGTTTTGTATTGTCTATAAAGCGGTATTGGTCTTAAATCAATGGGGTTTGAATTAGAGCCAAGAGGTGATGCAATTGGAAAAAAATCTCTTAATTTATAAGGATCTTCTTCATTTGATAATAAAACACCGCCACCGCCAATTGTAAGAAATAAAACTGATTTGTTTTCTTTGTCCCAAACTTCCCAGACTTCAGCCATTTTAAATAATTCATTTTCGTTATTTTTGTTTTTATTATTATTTAATCTAGTAGCATTTAATTCAACTGCATTAGCTTTTTTTTCTCCAAAATCTTCGATTAACTCATTGCGATTTTTATAATGTCTAAAAGCTATCCATTGAACATTACACCATTCTTTATCTGTTGACATTGTAAAATCTTTCCAATCAACATATTCAATGCGACATTTTTTTTCAGAATCATCCATTTCTATTGAGCCATCTTCTAACTCGACTTCGTTTTCTGGATCATAACATACACGAGCTACACCGCGACCACCAATTAAAAAATCATCACGGCATTTACTAATTACCGTTTCAGCGTCTGAATCTTTTAAATATAAATCAATTGATCGTTCCATCATCTCAGAAGCAATGCGATTAGTTTCGTTGGTATCTAAAAATCGTTGAGTAATGTTTGTTTTAGGAAGTCTTGAGAATAAAAGTGGGCGGAGTGTTTGAGTGTTAGACCAAAAAACATTATATCTATCTTCGCTTTGCCCTTCGTTATTGTATATTGTAAAGTTAGCATTAGCTTCATCATGCCATTTTTTTTCATAATTAATAGCATTTTCAATTTCTTTGGTCCAAATTTCAACTAGTCCAGCATCTCCACTAGAATGAGTTAAATCTTCTTTTTTTTCAACTTGAATATTAGCTTGCATTTACGATAAATCTAATAATTTGTAATGTGTTAACGCATGCAAGCCTTTCAAATTAAATTTTTGACAAATTTTTATAATAGTCAATAATTATTTTCTATTTGTTGAGTAATTTTTAGGATTAAAATCTTTATACCATTGCTCTTCAAGTGCCATTTGAGTTTTAGGAATTTCAACAACAATGGGGCGAGACATGCATAAATATCTAAGAGTGTCAGCCGGATGATCTTCTAAATCGCTGTTTAAATCTTCAGGCTTACTGTTATCATATTGCATTATTGGCAATGTTCTAATTAAATTTTTGCAAGTGTTGACAAAATAGAGCAGAGGCTTTCCATCTTCTCCGCTGAATCTTGCTCTTATTTGTTGCCAGCCCGCAACCCGTTTATTATCCGCTGGTCTCCAATGTATTTTTTCTTTTGCCATCTGATCCGCTATACTTTCACCACTTGAGACATCAAAAATTGCAGGATCTGCAACCATATCATTCATTTTTTCGCTTTGTTGCATTGCTTTTGTATTCTTAGCGATATCTCCAGCTTGCATTTTAAGCCCTTCGTTTGACTTACCGGTGCAACCGTAAAACTCACGATAAATAATAATTGCACCCCTCGGGAAGCTTCGTTTTATGCCACCACAATCAACAAGCGATCCATCCGACACCGCACCCCAAAGCACACAGAAGGGCTTTGAATAGCCCCAGTCAAAAGCCCTAATCTTAAACCACTCTGCGGGAATAAAAAACGGCTCGATAATATGCTTATTTTTATCAAAGTTATCAAAATAAGCTCCGTCGATAGCATCCCAATCACCATTTAACATTGCTTGAGCTAGCGATCCGCCGAGCCCCAACAGTTTATCTGCATAAAGTGGATCATTTTCTAGCATCGTCGGATTGTCTGAAAGCTTGGCAGGGATAAATTGTCGAGACATCCCCCCCTCATCTTTTGCCATTTTGTAAATCTCCATTGGCTTTTTGTTATCAATAAAATAAGATTTAACAAATTCGTGTCCGATCCCCCCGGGATTGCTAGAGCAAATGATTTTTGGCAATGATTGTTTTAAATGTGTCGGAACTGTTAAACCCCCTAACCTAACTCTACTTCTAAGAAACTTATAAATTTTCTCGCTAAAATGTGTTAACTCATCAATTAGTAATAAATTAATCTCAACCCCTTGATATTTCAAAACATCTTTATCGTATTGACAATGACAAAGATTAATCTTAGATCCGTTTTTAAATATAATCTGTGCTGTGCTTGCATTGATACGACAATAACCGCTTTCAATGTATTCAGCTAATAAGCTTGTAAAACCACTTGAGCCATCTAAGTGATTTTTTTTTAGATCTTCGCTTAATCTGCGAAATAAGTAAATTTGAATATTTGAGACACTAAGAGCATAAAAGATTGCAATTATTCTCATGCAATGAGACTTTCCACCGCCGGCTGCTCCGCCATATAGGATCTCGGTCGCTGTAGAAATAAAACAGTCCGATTGTCTTTTGTGTAGCGAAACTTGCAAATTATTTATTATTCAAGATTATTTCAAATCTTGCAGGTTCTATATGTTCAGCATCATTTGACTTATAATTCAAATCAAATTCTTTTCTATTCTTTACTTTAGCAAGATAAGTTGAAAATTGTGATAGTTCAGACTTTTTTCTAACACTTGCATTTGTGTCATCAGCTTGTATTGACTCAAGATATTGTTTAGCTTCGTCTATTTGATGATAAGAAGCTATTTGCAGAGCAATTTCTTTTGCTTGTTTATTTTCTTCTAAGTTCAAATAATAGTGCAAGTAAGGTAAATGAATATTATAAGTCTCAGCAAGTTGTCTATATGATTTGTTATTTGCAATTTCTCTAAATAAAGAATCTTTGTTTTTGTTTAACAAATCAATAGTTGCTTCACGATTTAGTTTTTTATATTCTTTTATTTCTTGAGTTTTTGGCATAATTTAAAGATTATTTTTTTACTCGCGCGCGATGTTAATAAGTTAA